GAAATTCAGATTCCTGCACCGCCCCCACCCTTCTTCCGACGCCGCTCCCACGTCTTCCGGCTTACCCCCTCAGCCGCCCACGGCTCCCCCTCAATTACCCGCGGCCGCCCACGCTTCCCAACCTTACTCACCGCCGCCCGAGCCCGCTCAAGCCGTTCCTCCCCCGCTAAGAACCGATCCCCTTCGGCCCTAACCGCCTCCTCCCTAACCGTCACAAACCGCCGAGCCCAATTCGAATCCCCCAAAGCAATCTGGTCCTCAAGCCGACCCCCATGCTCCGGCCCATGAAGCTTGAAACGCTCCCCCCTGCCCATGTCGCAAATACCCCATGTCGCAAATATGGCCGCACCCATTTATGCGACAAACTTGCCACCCTGGCAAGCCTCCGCCCACCCCTCCCAACCCATTACACACTGGCTGATGTGAATTAGGAGAGGAGGGGGCGAGGGTGATGGGGCCCCCCGGCGCTGGTTCCGGTCGAGGGGGTGGTAGGGGGGCCAAATCGTTTCTGGCAGGGGTGGAGACGGTAGGTCTGACCTGCGGCAGCGACACACATGCTATCCACATGCAGCGCGACGATGCGACTGTGACATCAACCATATCAATGGCTTAGCTCACGATACACTGTGATGTTTAATCACATGCATGGTGGATTGAGGCTGTATTGCCCAGCCACGGCGCGGAGTTTAATTGGGGCAGGAATGTTTGAGGCGCGGGCAGGTTTTAGGCTGTTTGCCCTGGCGGCGATTAATTAAAGTGGAAATAATATGTCAGTTGGAAGAATTAGTTGGAGCGATGAGAGAAGCTCGGTTTGGAGAGCATCGGATGACATGGTCGAGTTTAGAGATAGCGGTAGCGAGACTGTTGGCTCTGAGGCGTTCGTTTTCGAGCATGAGTGCGCTGGCTGCGTTGCGCCAGTAGTCGAGGGCGAAGGAGAGGCGGCGGACTTCGGCCTCGAGTTCAAGCTCGCGCTTGGACTTAGTCGGCTGCTGGCGGATTGCCTTCAGGGGAATGATCGCCAGGCTGAGGATCAGGCTTGTCAGGCTCATGAGCGGCTCCCTTGGGCTCTTGGGATGCGGCGATGGTCTTCGTGGCTTCCGATAGGGCGCTGGCGGCTGTGCGCCATCGTATGGCCTCCTCGGGCGGTATTTCGCCAGTGAGGAAAGTGTCAGCTTTGCGCTGGCATTCGCGGCGAAGGGATTCGAGGAGGGCTTCCGGTTCGTTGAGCTCGATCAGAAGGCGCGAATGCTCGGCCATCTCTTTGTCATCCATGGGAGTGAGCCTTCGCCCTCTTCATTTGATCGAGCGCATAGTCCTCAGTCCTATCTGGACGCCCGTTAGTCGACTGCATGACGAGAGCGTAGCCGACGGGTTCGCCTATCGTCATGGGGTCGCCGTCGGGATGGCAGGGGTATGGGTTGTCGAAAGCCCAAAACTCATGCGGGCCGTTCTTCCATAACCATAGTTTCTCATCGGCCATGAAATAGCCCCGGACGGGATCAGCTCTTTGCATCCTAACACATTGATAAGACTAAGGCAAAAAAATAATTGCCAGATTGGCAAGATTTTGCTTGACCAATGGCGAAAGGCCACCTATGTAGGGCGTGTGAGGTGGCGATAGGCCACTCCAAAGGAGAGCCCAATGATCGAATTCGCAGTCATCATCGCCTTCGCCGCCTTCGCCGCCTTCACCTCATACGACGCATAACCAGAGGGGCCAAAAGCCCCTCCCCTCCCAAAGGAACACGCCAATGACCACAGCAAACAGCGCCTTCGCCCTCTACATCGCCCTTCGCCTCCGCGAACATGCAAGCGCACTCCGCGATGCTGCCTACTTCCGCTGCGACGTTCGCCACCCTGCCTACCTCGCACACGCAGCAAACATCCGCGCCGCTCTCGCCGCCGACCTCGCCCGCCACAAAACAATGGCGGCCTAAACCTTGCCCCGTAGCGTGGCGATAGGCCACTAAGGAGAACCGCACATGACAACCAAACACACAGCCGAAACCTACCGTGACGGCCTACGCGCCGCCATCGATATGCCGCGCGACAAAGCCAACGAACACGCCCACAAACTTCCCGTTGCCCATGGGGACGCGTTCCTCGCCGGCTATTATGCCGAGCTTCGCCGTCTGTCCCGTCAAAGAGCCTAAGCCCTTGCCCCATAGCGTGGCCTTTCGCCACATAACGCGGCTGGCCGGCCGCAACAGAAGGAATCCGACGACATGAACTATCACTACGATCCGATCGCCGAGCGCGCCGCCGCATGGGAAACCATGCAAGCCAACAACAAGCGGCGCGAGGATGAAGAGCGCACGCGACCCTTCCGCTTCGAAGACCTGAACGGTAAGCCCGAGCCCGAAGCTTGGGGACCAAAATACTCCAAGCCGCAGAAAGCAAGGCGTGTGAATGACGAAACCAACATTCCCACAAACTGCGCCAGCGGCCAGAAGGGCGATTTCAGCGCCGCCAAGCACCGCGCCAAGATAAAGGCTGAGTTTGCAGCCGTCGCCCACGCCGAACGTCGCGCTTGGGCAAATGGCCTTCCACGGCCTGGCTCCTACAACAAGAAAGACACGATTGTTCAGGCTTACGAGCGGGCAATGGCCGAAAAGCGCGCCCGCCAGGCCTCCACTATCCGCGAGGCCGCCTAATGGGCCCGGAAGCGATCGCCGCGGCCATCGCCTTCGCCTTCGCTGCCTTTGTTTTCAATCTCGTTTGATCGCGAGCTTATGGCCGCCGGCTCAATATCGACGGCCATCGGCGGGCGATCCTGCCCGATAATGAAGGAAACCGACGAAATGAAACTGCTTATCACAGCCATTGCAGCCCTCCCATTCGCCACGCCAGCCCTCGCTTGGGACAACAACCAGTTCAGCGACGCCCTGCAAACGTATCAGGTCGACCAGCAACTGAACAACCTCGCAGCGCAAGCGAGGCGCGATAATCAGAACACATTCAACCAGAACCCCATTTTTCACCAACAGCCCAGTAGTGGATGTTCCCCCGCCATGTGGGCTTGGTGCCGCTGATCAAAAGAGGCCTTGTCAGAACCCCCAGACTCAAACCTGGGGGTTTTTATTTGACAGGCCTATGGCGAAAGGCCATTGTGGGCAGTGACGAAGGAAAATCTAGATGACCGATATAACGATAACGCCCACGGCCGAGCAAAAACAACGCGTTGAATGGGATTTGATCTTGCGCGACCTCGAATTGCGCGGCGAGCAGATCCGCCAAATGAAAGCTTTCGAAGGCCGGCGATTGGTTATCCAAGCCGTATCGGCCGCCGCCGCTGTGTTCATCGCAGGCGCGGCCGTCGGCGGCCTCTTAATTCACTCGTTCAGTCAGACCGCGCCGATCGTCATTCAACTGGACCGGCAAAAATGATGGTGACATGATCCGCAGCTCAAAACCCCCAGAGAGCCCACAGGGCGGTTTTTGCCTCTGGACAGGCAAAGTCACCTTGAACCGCCTCAAGGCCGCCCACGGGCCTCCTATGAGGCTTGGCGGCCCATGACCGGCGCTGAGCTGCAAAAGGCCCGCAACCGCCTCGGCGTCTCCGGGGCCGAGTTCGCCCGCGCCTTCGACGTCTCGGAACGCACCTTGCGCTCCTGGGAGGGCGCAATCCATAACGGCAGACGAGTCCCAGTCCCACGCGCGGTTGCAATCCTGACCAAGCTCGCGCTCAAGAACCCCTCCATCCGCCGCGAGCTCGGGCTCGCCAAAGCCAGAGTCGATGCCGAGACCCCGTAAGCCACAGCCACAGGCCGCCCGCAGCGATCTGCCCTTCCTCGCCGTCTGGAGTTTGCGCGCGGGCAAGGTCATCGACCCAACCATGAATGAGGCCGAGGTCGAAGTCGGCGGCCTCAAGCGCAAGGTCGGCCTCTGGCACATGCACTTCCGCCACAACGGCGGCTCCTGGTCCTATTTCCTCTGCCCGCATTGCGGCCGAAAATGCCAGATCCTGCGCCTCTGTGACGGGCGCATCGTCTGCCGAAGCTGCGACGGACTCCCCAATGAACGCGTCAAGGACATTGAACGCTTGCGCCAGAAGCTCGCCAAGTCCAGCCTGCATGAGCGCAGCTCGCTCGAAATCTCGCTCAGGCGCGCCCTGATCGCCGAACGACGCGAAAGACTCAAAGGATGGCCGCCCAAAGGCCCGAAGGGGATCGGTTCTTGACCCTGAAAGACCTTGACCCCGAACGGATCACGGACGAGCTCGTCAAAGCCGAAGGCTCAGTCTACAAGGCCGCCAGGGCGCTCAACGTCAGGACCGGCGAATTGCGCGCCTTCTGCCTCAAGGACCATCGCCTGATCGAAGCCGCCCTCGAGGCCTCCGAGCTCGCCCTCGACAAAGCCGAAGCGGGAATCTTTCGCGCTCTCCGTAAGGGCCAGCTCTCAAACCGCCTGCAGGCCGCAGCCTTTATCGTCAGACGCCGCACGCGCTAAGGCATTCACCTATGCTCGAACTTGTCGAGGCTCACTTCTGCCTGAATGCCGACTTTGTTCAAGGCATCCCTGACCGCAGACAAAACATCGTCACAGCCCGTTTTGCCAGTAAGCCCGTTGTACCATTTGCGGCCATTGGCCGCCTGTATCGAGCCAGCCTGCTGTCCCGGAATGCCGGTCTGATAACTCGCGTTCTCCGGAAGGGCGTCTTTGATGATGACTCGCAGGCTGTAAGTTGGGTTGAGAACCGCCAGCATCACGGAACCGCAATCGCATTGGACGGAGGAGCCGCCGTCGAGCCGGTGGCGTTTGTGGCTGTCACCACGGCCGTAATCTGCTTGCCGCCCGTGTCGGCTGATACCAGCGTATACGTCGCCGCAGTCGCGCCGCCGATCGCCACGCCATTGCGATACCAGGCGTAAGCATAACTGGTCGGTGTTCCAGCCCAGTTCCCCTGCGTGACCGAACACACCGTCCCCACCACCGGGGGCGAGGCGTTGGCCGAAGCATAGGGCACATCGATGTTGCCGGGAGGCGAAAGCACCCCGATCACCCCGTCAATCGCCGCAATCATCGTGGCGGCTGACAGATTGCCGGCCTTGCCGATGTTGACCAGGTTGCAAAGGTCGCGGGTCAAGCGCGACTGGCCCGGCGCGGCGTCGCTCAACAGGCCGGCCGCCGGAGTCTGAATCGTCCGGTCATGCGTGGTCGCGTCGCTCGCCAGCGCAGTCGATACCGCCTGCATCTCGGCGCTCAGATTGGTGTTGGCGTAGTGGATCTTGGCCAGAAGAACGACTTCGCCTTGGAAGTCTGGGTAGCGCATGCTCATGATCAGCCTCGGAATATCCGCGGGTCGTTGGGATTCGTGTACGGCGTCCAGGTCGCGCCCCGCGCGTTGCCGGTGGTCGGTTGGTAATAGCCGAGATTCGGCGCCCCAGCTCTGCGCTTCAATGGGAAGCGGGCGTCTGAGCCTATGCCGCCCTGGCCAGCAGGCGTAGCCAATGGGCCCGTGGGCGTCGGGGTGATGGGCGCGTTAGCCCGCGTCAAGCCATAAGGATCGATCGGCGCAGCGCTCGGCGAACCAGGAGGCGCAGACATCCCCGCCCCCGTGGATGTGAGCCAGTTGAAGGGCGGCGGAGGAGGGGGGGGCGTCAGGCCATAAGGGTCGATCGGCGCATTGGCGCGCGTCAGGCCATAGGGGTCAGTCGGCGCTGGCGCGAGACGTCGCGGCCCTTCGTTCGCGGGAGGAACACGCCAAGGCACGGGGCCGGCTGGCGGCGGCGCTACAACTTGCGCCCCCTCGTTGGCAGGAGGCACGCGCCAAGACTCAGTCGGCGCATAGACGCCGCCGCTCGGCCTGGCCCCGCCAGGTCCGGGCCCAACATTTGGCGGCGTCTGCGTGGGGTCGGGCAAAAAGCCATTCACCGGCCCGACATTGCCCGCCCCTGGCCCCAGAGACTGCAGCCATGCCCAGAGATCGCCAGGGCCGGGCATTTAGCGCGGCGCGGCTGGATGCTGGGCTGCGCGGGCCGCAGGCGTCGAATTGCCCCGCGCCTCGTACTCCTCGACCGAACGATGCGCGACGCCCGGCACTACCTTCGGCTTTTCGTCGGGATCGCGCTCGTCGTGCTCAGCCTTCCAGGCGTCAATGCCCTCGGCCTGCATCGCTTCCGAACGCTCGCGCTGTTCGTCGGCGATTGTCCTCGCCGGCGGCTCAAGCTTGCGATCGCGCGCGCCGCGCTCAGCAAGTTCAAGCTTCGCTTCTTGGGGGTCCTTCGAGAACGCCTCGGGGGCATGGGCCGCGGCCGGCGGGTGAGGCTCGGGCGGCTTGGGCGGAGCAGGCGGTGGATTCGACGGCGGCTTCGGAGCGGCCGCGGGCGGCTGGTGTGGCCGGGGCGGTGGATTCACCATGGAACTCTCCCTGATTTGGGGGCTTCGTCGTTGAGCATACACCATTACTGGGCGTCCGTCTCAGGCGGTTTCGTCAAACTCGACGGGTTCCTCGCGCATGCCGTCGAGATATTTTTCCATCACCTGGGTGCTGACCGTGGGCGGACTGCGGGCGTAGTCGGCGGCGAGCCTCTCAAGCCGGTCCTCAGCCTGCGGCGCCGTCATGTTGCGCCATGTCGGAGCGCGCTGTTCTTTCAGTTCGTGCTCGGCCACAATTGCACGCAACATGTCGGCGAGCTGCTTGCGGCGCTCAGGTGAGATTGGCGGCGATGGCGTCGTCGCCAATGGAGCCGGCGGAGCACTGGCGTCAAACCCAACTGGCCATTCGGTTGGAACCGTGAGTTTTTCGAGGGTCCCAAACGCTGCGGCCTTCTTGCCGCGAGGAGTGGTCTGGTCGTCGAGCCAAGCAAAATAGGCTATCCAAGCCCGCCATTGCTGCGGCGTTTTGTGCCTGTCCGCCACGAACCACTCGCCGCCGTGAGCTGCGACATGCGCCCTGGCGAGCTCGTAAAACCCGCGCGGCTCAGATTTCCCTGCGGTTGGAAAAGCGCCAGCCGTTGATTTTATCTTGCCCATTGTCGAGCCTGCGGTTTTGGGGGTTGAAAATCGAACGAGCCTTCAATCATGTCGGTCATGAAACCCTCCCGCATCAGCTGGTCGAACTTCAGCGGGGCCTTCGGAGAACCCTTGGCAAAAAATGACTGCGAGCATTTGTTGAGAAGAAACCGAAAGGCCTCCTCCGGCGTGCCGTGGCCAAATTCCATCAGATCGGCAATTCGGCGTCGGCAGGCGATTGCCCGTTGATCCGTCAGCCTTCGGACGGGTTTGGAGCCGTGCTGAACGGCCCAATCGTTCCAGATGTCGCTGATCTGGTCGAGCAGCTTCAAGTCGCTGGCAGTTCGTGCAGTTTTCTTGCTTTCCGGCTTGTTTTCCGGCGGCGCTGCGCCGGCATCGGCGGCCGAGCCGGCCGATGACGAGCCTGCGATAGCAGGCTTATTAGATTCTGAACGAAGTGAAGAATCTATAATAGTAGGTGTAGGTGTAGGTGCGAGTTGATGCTCGGCCCTTTCGTTGATTTTATTGCGTTTTTTGGCTCCGTTTAAGCGTTTTACCTCGCGAACTTTGAAGAGGTAAAACCACTCTTTACTCAATCTTTTTTGCGTCCAACCCCTTTCGGTTCGGGTCCAGAAACCCATTACGTCAGACCGAATTGCGGCCCACCGGCCGCCGCTGACTCGCGCCATCCTGGCGAGTATCCGGTCGTCGTCTGGCAGCTGCGCGCCCCTGAGCCACGCATGGCCGAGCAGGTAAAGATAGGCCTTGGCGACCTCTCCCGATACATGCTCAGTGTCGGCAAAAAACTCCGCCCAGAACATTGGCATGGAGTGCAACTCGCTCATACCGCGCGTGCTTCGCGCGTCTCGATCCCCCACTCGCGGAACGCCATCCGCACGTCCTGGACGCTGCGCACGATCGCGGCGTCAATCCCCAGCGCGACAAGCTGATGGAACATTTCCCGCTGCTCGGCGCTAAGGCCGCCGTCGGGCGCTTTGACCTCAAGGAAGAATACCTTGCCGACAGGAGCGAGAACCGCGAGGTCCGGTATGCCGGCCAATACGCCAGTCCAGCGTAAGCGGGCCGCTTCAGCTTTGCCGCGCAGCCCGCCGTTCGGAATTGCGAACACCACGACCTGGGGGGCGCACCAGCGGATCCACTCGACTACTGCAGCCTGAATGCGCGCCTCGGCGTTGCCGTCACGGCGACGCTCGACCGGCTGAGGCTTGAGCGCTGCCTGGCTCATGGCAGATCCCACACCGCACGCGCTCGCGCAAACGACGCCTCGTTAAGGCTCTCGAAGCGCTTTTCGTCCGCAGCCCAGATTTTGGAGCCGGGGGCCTTGAGCGCCTTCGTCCAGCGCATCATCAGATCCCACGACGGATTGCGGGTCCCGCTCTCGACATGGTGGATGTGAGTGCGATTGACGCCAATCAAGGCGCCAAGCGCCGCCCTGGACAGTCCAGCCCGTTCACGCGCGGCAATGAGTTCGTCGCGCCGGGTCATGCAGGTTGACCCTGAAGGCCGGCGCTCATTATGTCTACTGGATGGAGACAATTCCCGAGCCAAGGCTGTATCTCATGAGATGGCGTCACCGACGAGAGTTGACTCGGAAGCAGCTCAGTATGCTCACGGGGATCAGCGAGAGCGCTATCTGCAGGTACGAGTCCGGCGAGCGGCGCGTGCATATCGGGGTTCTGGTCAAGCTCGCTGCGGCGCTGGGCGTGCGCCCGGGAGCGCTTTTTGCGCCCCCAAAGCCGCCAAAGCTTAAGGCGTGACGAGTTCATGCCGCAGCCTCCCCATGGGGAGGAACGAAATCGTCGAGCGAAGAAACCTCGTTGTTCGTCGCGCGTGCGATTCGCTGCATGAGAGCAAGGTTCGGAACTCGCTCGCCCTTCAAAATCCGCGTGATAGTCGACGGAGGAGCGGCGATCTGCTCTGCAAGCTTGCTCGCGGTAATTGCCTCGCGCTTGAGATACGCTGCTAGCTTCATGACAGTCAGCTTGCCATAGGGCAAGTCAGGCGTCAACGCGTTTATTGCCGTACGGCTTTTGCATATGGGCAAATCTTTGCTACAGCTTGCCCTGTGGCAAATCTTGCTATCAAACGAGCCCGCGAAGCCATTGGCATCAACCAAGACGAACTGGCTGATGATGTGGGCCTGTCGACGTCGCAGATCTCGCGGTTTGAAACTGGCGAGCGTTCGCCTCGCGCTATAGATGTTGTCGCCATAGCGCGAAGGCTCAAAGTGACCATCGATGAACTGATGGAGCCTTATTTACAAGAAGGCGACAAGGAGCTTCTTCCGCAAGATACGGAAGTCGTAAAGCTTTTTCGTCGGGCGAGCCCTGAGAAGCAGCTCATCGTCAAGACCATCCTGAGCACGGCTACGGACGGTGAGCAAGCAAGGAACTAGGGTAGCCCTAGTTCCTTAGCTCTCTTCCGAGCCCAAGCCATTTCCTCGTCCGAGGGACCCCTCGCCCGCGCGTGATCGACGCCGACGGGCACATATAGCCGCGCAGGCTTCTCCTCTCCTCGTGCGACCGCTATCGCCTCACGAAGACCAGCGGCGATTTTGTCTCGAACATTTTTCGTCATTATAATTGCCATATGGCATTTTGTCCTTGCATCCGCAATTGCCGTATGGCAAGCTAGCTTCATGACCACGAAGCAGCCCACCTCCACCATGACCCGCTTCCGCATCTGGTGGGAGGCGATGGACGCCGTACTGGAGCGGCGCGGCGAGCCTCCGCTCAGCTTCGAGGAGGCGCAGCGCTGGTTCTATTGCGAGATCGAGCCAGAAGACGTTCCCACATTCCCCTCCGCCGCAGTGCACCACGCAGCTCCGCGCCGCGCTGCTGCGCCACGCAACGCAGCTCAACGCAACGACCCACCCAAGGACGACGTCCCTTGGGACGATAGATTTTACGAAGAAAAATTGCCCAGAGGGTGGAGGCCAGATGAGCAAAGCTGACACCGCAGCGCTCCGCCCCGCGCCACTTCGCTACACCCCGCTCCGCTACGCACCTCCCCGCAACGCAATATTTCACCAAAGTAGGACACTCATGACACCGACTGTAGTCTTTCAGGCTGGCGCAGACGCCATTGCTCTTCATGAGCATCTAATCCTAACCCCCGTTGGAGCCGTCGCGACCTATGCCCGGCTTGGCGACGCTATTGGTAAGCCCGTCAACGGGTCATGCGGGGCGCTGCGAACCGCACGCCTGATCGCCCAGCGCGAGGATGGCGCGATCTTCTCCTGCATCAAAGGCGAAGGCCTCAAACGTCTCGACGACGAGGGGATCGTGGCGCTCGCCGGAGTGGAGACGCTATCCGTCCGGCGTCGCGCTCGCACGGTCGGTCGCAGGCTTGGGGCGGCCGTGTTCGAGAACCTCCGTGAGGCGAGCCGAATGCGCGCCATCGCCATCGCCTCGGTGCTCGCGGTTGTCAGCGATCTGACGCGCGAGAAATCGGTTTTGCGGGTAACGGCAGCAGCGTCTGGTCGCGCTGCGCAACTGCCGATCCGTGAAACTCTGCAAGCTCTTGGTTTGCAGATATGACCGGCGCTTCGCGCCGCTGCGCATCGCAGCACGCCGCCGCTCTCCGCTGCGCCGCACGTCGCCCCGCTACGCGCCACATCACTTCGCAACTCTGCGCACCTCTTCGCAACGCAATGCCCTTACTATCTCAGCGCGCTGCAACGCACCGCTACGCAGCACTCCACTCCGCCGCGCCCCGCCTCGCAACGCTTTTTAGAGGGAGAAACAATTGCCAAAGCTAGTTGAGGTCGATTTCGTCGGCATCTCGCCGTACAGCCAGTCGCGTAAGCACAACACCCCCAAGCTCGAAAAAGAGACCTGGGAGGACGCTGAGGCGCGCACCTGGCGCGAGAAGTGCACGGCCAACGAGAAAGGCGAGATCGTCATCCCGGCGATGGCGTTCAAGCAAGCCCTTGATGGCGTCGCCAAGCGGCTGGGCGATCAGATCCCCGGCAAGGGTAAGTCGACTTACACCAAACACTTCGTTGGCGGCGTCATCTGCGAGGAGGACGTCGTATTGCCGGGCTGCCGTAAGGACGACTGCCCCAGCATCACTATCTCCGCCAACTCCGACGGCGTGCGAGGTAGCGGCAAACGGGTTGATCGCACCTTTCCCCAATGGCCCAAATGGAGCGGCAAGGCGAGGTTTGTCGTCATGGACGACACAGTGACGAGCGAGGTTTTCGAGCGGCACTTTCGCGAAGCCGGGCGGTTCATTGGCGTCGGGCGGTTCCGACCCGAAAAAGGAGGCCTCAACGGACGATTTCAGCCAACCAAGTTCCACTGGCAGGAGATTTAATGGCTCTTCGCACCGCCTCGCACTGCAACGCTCCACTCCGCTGCGCTGCGCCGCGCATCGCAATGCCTCGCACCGCAACGCACTTACCCATCGCCGCGCGGCGCCGCACGGCGCAGCGCATTGCTACTCGGCGCGCCTCGCCGCAACGCAACGCCAATCCATAAGAGACAAGACCCGATGAGCAACCACGATCTTCTCATGACAGACAGCGCCGCAAATTCGGCTGCGGCGCTTAGTCCCGGCGGGGGCCTGATCCCCTCAGCTCCTGCCGGGGCGACCGATCCCTACCTGGCGATGATCGAGCGTGCGGCGCGCGATCCGACCATCGACATCCTCAAGCTCGAGGGCCTCATGGGCCTGCGCGAGCGGATGGAAGACAGGCGCGCCAAGCAGGCTTTCGACAACGCCATTGCGCGGGCCAAGGGCGAAATCGGGCCGATCGTCAAGAACCGCACCGTCGACTTTACGGGCGGCAAGGGGCGCACGAATTACCGCTATGAGGACTTTGCCGCCGTCGCGGCCGCAGTCGATCCTGTCCTGGCGCGGCATGGCTTGAGCTACCGCTTCCGCAGCGAGCAGAGCGGCAACAGGCTCAAGGTGATCTGCCGGGTTTCGCATGCCGACGGCTTTGGCGAAGAGACGGCGCTGGAGGCCCAGAACGACGAGAGCGGCAACAAGAACGCCATCCAGTCGGTTGGCTCCGCCGTCACCTACCTTCAGAGGTACACGCTGAAGCTCGCGCTTGGCCTCGCCGCCTCGAACGACGACGACGGTCGTCTCGGCAAAGACGAGGACGGCGACGGTGGCACGATCGACGGCGATCAGCTCGCCCAAATGCAGCAACTCATCGCCGAAACCAAGAGCAATGTCGGAGTATTTTTCCTGACCCTCAATTGCGTCGGCTTTTCCGACATGACGGTCGCCCAGTGGAAGCGCGGGATCGCCTTGCTCAACGAGAAGCGGCGCCGCATGGCGACGGCGACGGCGACGCCATGACCAGCGATGACCGCCAAGCCTTTCTGCAGGCGCGCTGTGGATCTGTTGGCTCGTCCGACATGCCAAACATCATCCGGCGGACAAAGGCTGGCTACAGCGCCTCCAGGGCCAATTTGATGGCCCTCAAAGTGCTTGAGCGCCTGACCGGGCTCCCGGCTGAAACCTACCAGAGCGCAGCCATGACTGCGGGAGTTGAGCGCGAGCCGCTGGCGCGGGCGGCTTACGGCTTCATGCAGGACGTCACCGTTGAGCTCGTGCCGGCGCCGGGCGTGGTGCCGCATCCGCTGATCGAGGGAGCTCATGCCTCGCCGGACGGAACGATCGGAATGCTTGGGCTTGTGGAGATTAAGTGTCCGCAACCGGCGGCGCATCTCGACACGCTACTGAACGAGAAGATCGACAACGACTACTTCGTGCAGATGCAGTGGCAAATGGCTGTGACCGGCCGCCACTGGGCGGACTATGTGAGCTGGTCGCCGGACTTTCCGCCGTCGATGCAGTTGTGGTCGGAGCGCGTGGAGCGCGCGCCGGAAGTGATCGACGAACTTGAGCGAGAAGCGCGCCTGTTCCTGAAGGAACTCGAGGCCAAGGTCGCTGAGCTGCGCAAGCGTTACGAACTCAAAGAGGCGGCGTGACGCCGAACGAAATGGGCGAGCCGACTCTCTCGGCCAAAACTAAAGGTGGGACAAATGAAAAGACTTCTTTTAGCGACCGCATTGGCGACCGCATTCGGCGCCCCCGCGATGGCGGCAGATACCGCCATCATCATCTGGAATACGGCAGACCCGCTGGGCGCCGAAACCGCGACCGGCACCACGCAGGCGAGTATCCTGTCGTCCAATCTCGACGGCATCACGGTATCGGTAAGTTCGGTGTTGAAGGGGACCAACCCCAACGATCTGACCGAAGCCAATATCAACATCGACAATACCACCGGCACAGTACAGACGCTCAAGATCATCGCCGGCGCCAATGGGTACGCGGGTCCGACCACCGGGTTCACGCTGACCGGCACGATTGGCGCAACCCTTGGCGGCAGCGACTTGGTGGGCCAGTTCTTCGCTGACGCAACCAACTCGCTCAACGGTCAGAGCCTAAGCGTCACCGGCACGCTTCTCGACAGCTTCAACTCGGGTGCGTTGACCGGGCCGCAGTCGTTCTCGTTCAACGGCGCCGGGCTCGACGCCCTGCTCGCTCCCTATGGGCTGGCGGAAGAGTTGACGCTGACGCTCCAGCCGGGGGCGAGCGTGTTCGTGCAAGGTGTGTCGATGGATGCGGTCAACGCCGTTCCGGAACCGTCGACATGGGCGATGCTGATCGCGGGCTTCGGCCTGATCGGCGCGCTTGGCTGGAAGCGTAAGCGTACCCCGCGTTTCGCGGTCTGATGGACGCCGTCCATCAGGCGCTTGTTTGGGGAATGATCGTCATCGTTTTCGCGGCGGTGACGATCATCTTCATCGTGGTGATTTGACGAGAAAGCAGAATGATCATGGACGCAAATCTGTTCGCCAGCGACGTCATCTGGAACCTGAATGTCGTTCTGGCCGGCTCGATCACTGTGATCATGATCGCGTTGGGTCTGCTGGCGAGCGAGAAGTCGTGATCGCAGTGTTTCTGGTGGTCCCCCTGCTCGCCATCATCGGCGTGATGAGCTTGATGCTGGTCGGCATGACCATATTGGTCGCAGTCCTGTGGGGAGCGGCAGGCGATGAACAAGAGAACGAAAGGGAAGTCCAATGAAAAAGCACCTATTGACGGCGGCGCTATGCGCGTTCGCCCTGCCCGCATATGCACAAACCGTTCCCGACCCAACGATCTACGATCCCCTCCACATGTGCTACACCACCGGGTGCTCGTCATTCGGCGGCGTCACCATCTCGACCGTAGGCGGCTCTGGCCTCGCCAATTGGGGCGTCAGTTCATCGCCCGCCCCGCAATCAGGCGTGCTGTTCCTCGCCCTCCTCGTCCCCAACAACGAGGCTGAAACGGTGCAACCGACGCTGTCGGGCACGCTCAACGGCAACCCGCTCACCATCGAGGCCCCGGTCGCTGAGGGCACATTCAGTAGCGGCCTTGACCTGACCGACATCCTCAAAGCGGCGCTTGGCAACGGCGCGTCGCCGCCCAATCCGTTCTCGGCCTATAGCGGCGCGACGCTGCTGGAAGACCCGACCTTCACCAATTACAGCGTCGAGCTCTTCAAAGTGGACGGGACCTTCACGACCGGCGCGGACGCCGGCCAGGTCAGCACGCTCGACAATTCGTTTTCGTTCACGGGCGGCGACTATGTGTCGGGCCTGAATACATTGGCCGGTATCGGCCCGGGCGCGATCATCACCGCGTTCCTGGTTGAGAGCGGCATCGACAAGAAGACGGGTTTGCCGACCATCGACGTCGTCTCGACTGCGCAGTCGTCGTCGCTGTTGGTCACGCCCTCCAGCGCGCCGCCGGTGCCCGAGGCTTCGACCTGGGCGATGCTGCTGGCCGGCTTTGGCCTGATGGGCCTCTTCGGATGGCGGAAGCGCCGTGCGTCTGCGCTGGCCTTCTGACATCGAAACGATCATGGCCGGCATGGCGGCGCTAGGCGTATCGCTGGTCGCCCGTCATGCCGAGCCAACCGACGCGATGGTTGTCCTTGCCTGGGCGACGGGCTGGATTGGCTCGATTTTGGTGATCGTCGGCGTCGGCAGGGTGATCTTTCTTACATGCGTCTGAGCCGAACGATAACACAAGCTAACCGCGCCGACCTCGTGCGCGCGGTTGAGCAAGCGCCGCTCGGGGCGCAGCTCGATCTCGTCGACGATCCGCGCACCACTGCTCAGAACCGGCTCATGTGGGCGCTGCTCAACGATATATCCGACCAACTGAGACACGGCGGCGAAAAGTGGGAGCCCGAGGAGTGGAAGTGCGCCTTCCTCAAGGCGCTCGGGTTCAAGCTCCGCTTCATGCCGGCGCTCGACGGCAACGGCGTGGTCGCGCTCGGCTATCGATCGAGCAAACTCGACAAGGAGAAATTCAGCGAGCTGATCGAGCTCATCTATGCTGAGGGGACGCAGCGCGGCGTCATCTTCCATGGCGAGGCGGTCGCATGAGAAAGGCTTGGCGAGGCCTGGCTCTGCTGGGCATGGCCGGGCAATGCGCGGCAAGGCAAGGACCGGCGCTGCAGGGCCCGGCTGGGCCTGGCAAAGCAATGTGGGGCGCAGCGAGGCGGCGCGTGGCAAGGCAAGGAAATTACAACATGAGACGCTGTGAGGCAGTGCCAGGCTCGGCCCAGCACGGCTCTGCGAGGCTGGGCACGGTCGGGCAATGCCCGGCGAGGCCAGGCTTGGCGATGCGCGGCGGCGCTCGGCCCGGCGCGGCAAGGCAAGGACTTTCTTAGCAAGGGAGGAAACCGATGGAAATCAGCATTGTTATCGAGGGTAGGACGCCGTTAATCTGTAACCGCTTCACAGACGAGCAGGCGCAGAAGTCAACCGGAGGAAGCGGTAGCTCAAGCGCCGCCGCTGAACGTGGAACGCCGCAGGATATCGCGCAGAGCAAGCTCTATATCGTCAACGGCAAACCGGTCATTCCCCAGCCCAATTTGTTGCGCTGCTTGATCGATGGCGGCCAGTTCCACAAAAGCGGCAAGAAGCAGATCACGACGAAAAAAGAGTCGATGCTCTACGCCTGTGTCGACATCGAAGGCGTCGCCATCGAGATCATTCATAAGCAGCCATGGAAGGTCGATACGCGCCCGGTGGTCATTCCATCGACTGGCGGCCGCATCCTCTGTCATCGGCCGATGTTCGATGACTGGCGGCTCGAGTTCACCGTGCATCTAGACACGACGATCGTGTCAAAGAGCCTCTTCCGATTGATCGTTGACGACGCCGGAAATCGTGTTGGGCTCGGCGACTATCGGCCTAGCAAGAAAGGCCCCTATGGGCGCTTCCATGTCGTCCACTGGGAGGAGGTTGAACAGGAGGTTCTTCTTCCACTTGCTGCCGAATGAGCCTGGCATGGCGAGGCGCGGCGGTGCATGGCGAGGCTGTACTGGGCAAGGCGAGGCATGGATCGTTTGTCAATTTCCAGAGCCCGGCGCTGCGAGGTTAGGCATGGCGATGCGGGGCGCGGCACGGTTCGGCCGAGCGAGGCGAGTCCGGGCGGCGCGTGGCACGGCCAGGCATGGTCGGGCAAGGCGGGGCAAGGACATGGCAGTGCAAGGTATGGCCCGGCCCGGCTGGGCATGGCGGGGTACGGCACAGCGAGGCGATGTGCGGCAAGGCATGGATTTAATCACGTGAGAAAGATACCGGCGTGGCGTGGATCGAGCGATGACGCACGTGTCCCCCTGCAGGTCCAGTTGCGCGTCCTGGTGAGGCAAAAAGGCCGCTGCGCCATCACCGGCCACAAGTTCACGCCGGGAGACGCCAAGCGTCTCGACCATATCATCCCGCTTGCCGACGGCGGCCTGCACGGCGAGGAAAACCTGCAGTGGATCGTCGACATCGAGCATAAAGCCAAGACCAAGGCGGAAGCCGAAGTGCGCGCCAGGGTGAGGAGCGTCGCCGCCAAGCACGCGGGGCTCGAACGTCCAAAGCGGCGCTCGAACAACTGGGTGCGGCGTAAAGAGCCGAAGCCGCCGCTCAAGGTCGCCGCGGGCAAATCGGAAATAGCAAGGAGGTTCCAGTGAGGCTTGCCCTCGCCCTGGCGCTGACACTCGCTGCGGGTCCGGCCAGCGCGCACTGCTTTACCCGATGGTACTACCCCTGGAAGCAGCATTGCGCGACCTCGTTTCGCGCTCTGCGGCCAGCTCCGGCGCGGGTGGCCGTTCCCCGTGCGCCCGCGCCGGTTGCGCCCATCGATGAGGGCGCCCTCCGCGCCCAAGCGATCGAGAAGCTCAAGTTGATACTGGGAGAGAATCAATGAACGAGAGGCCGGCCGTGAATCGCCTTCGTGAAGCCATGCGCAACGCCAATATCGAGGCCCTAGACGAAGTGGAGGAAGTGGCCGAGGAGATTGGCCGCCACGCCGTCGCCGCCGCGCTCGCGCCGCCGCCGCAACTCAAGCGCCTCGAGCCCACCGACGAGGAGCGGCAGAGGTTGCTGGATGCAGCGCTGGCTGACGCGATCGAGACGGTCTCGCGCCACCGCATACGGATCGGCCGGCGGGTCTGCTCACGCTCCGACGCCACAATCACTCGCCAGGTCTATGAGCTGTTGCGCTCGATGGCTGGGGCTGACGGCGGCGCCGATAACGACGCGAGCTTCCAATGATTGAAGGCAATCGCGGTCGCCTCATCGTTCTTCGCGAGGCCGCCGAGCGCGGGCATATGCACGTAGAGACCTTACGAAGCCTTTTGCTCGCCGGCAAAGGACCGCCAGCGATTAAGCGGCCAGGCTCGAGCCATTGGCTCTTCTGGACATCGGAATTCGACGCTTGGCTCGAGAGCGGCCGAGTTAAGAACCGATCCCCTGCGGGCCTTTAAGCAGACTGACGCAAGGGCGTGATGTTGGCGCCCATGAGCGTCGTCAGCTTGGCGGCCCAAGAGTTCAGGGCGTCTCTTTGCTTATGCAACGTAACCGCTCGGTTATAAACCCCTGCAACGCCTCCCCGAACGCCGGATGTATGGCCAAGCAAATCCTCAATGACGAGCGAATCGACGCCGGCCTCATAAAGACGGGTTGCAACGGTGCGCCTGATGTCGTGAAGGGTCCAACCCTCTCCCGCGACAGCGCGCAGCCGATCGGTCGCGACGCCCCAACCCGAGAACGGCGACCTGAATCCCGAACCATCGCCGAAAATATAAGCCTCGTCCCTCTGACCTTCGGCACGCTCCGCGAGCATCGCAGCGATGGTGTCTATCATCGGAATGACGCGCTCGCTGGTTTTCGCCACTTCGTCCCTGACCTTGATCGTCCGCGCCTCGAAATCGAGATCGCGCGGTTGCAGATTGGCGACCTCGCCTTTGCGCATGCCGGTGTGCAGCAGGACGCGCACGATGTCAGAAAACGGAGTTCTGTCGGTCGTCAGGCGAGCGATAGCGCCAAGTTCCGCGTCGGTCAGCACGCGCGTCCGCGCCTTTTCGGCGCCCCTCTTTTTCACGCCAACAAGGGCTACCGCTTGGACAAGCTCACGCTCATGCAGCCATCCAAGCCAAGCGCGAATTTCAGCTTGGGCGCGATTGCGCGCGACTGGCCCGCTTTCCTTTTCGATCACATCAAGGCGGTTGATGAGTCCGCCCTTGGTGAGCGACGCAACCGGATCATTGTTGAACGGTTCGACCGCGCGCCGCAGCTTCGCCATGCGCTGGCGTCGCGAAACCTCTTTGGCTCCGCGAACGAAATCAAGTTCATAGAGTTGAAGCGCTTCGCGGACATTCTTGATGCGGGTTGCTTCAATTCGCAGCGCCGCCCCTGCGGCCTTGCGCTCGAGGTTCGGGTCGCGCCCTTCGTGAATCATCAGCTTGTGCTTGAGGACAGCGGTGCGCGCATCGGCGAGCGACGTCACTTCGAATGTACTGCGCGCGTTTTTGCCGGTCACGGGCGAGCGATACTCGAAGCTGAAGGTTCGCTTGCCGGTCGGATAGACCCGCACGACAAGGCCGTGATCGCGCAGTTCCGTAAAGCCGGTCTTGGGCGTCGGCGTGGTGTCGATAATTCGCTGGGTGAGAGGCATTTCGTCGGTTCCTTCTTTGCCCACACGCCCACATACGTGTGGGCAAAAGCGGGTTATGCCGCCTCCATAGCACACGGTGTAGGAAACTGTCAAACGCAGAAATACCCAGCAAATCCATACATATCAATGATCGAGCGCTTGGGTTTGCGGGGCTCTGATGTGTGCGTTTTCGGGATGGAGCTACACGCGTAGCGGTGTTCAGTTCACTCACAAGACCCACTTACAATACACTGAAATGAAAGATAAAAAGACCAATAACGGGAGGCTCGAAAAAGTGGCCCTCACACACCGCCAGCCCCTAAATGTGTGTTTCATGTGGGCAAGGCGAGACACGTTGCAGGCCCGCTGCGAGCCGCCTATGTTGTCTACAGGCAACCGACGAAACCGACGATGACTGATCTGCTATTCGACAAGCTCGCCTATAAGGACAAGCTCACTGCATCCGGCATTCCCGAGGCACAGGCGCGGGCGCTCGGTGACGCGCTTGACGAAGCGCTGCGGGAAAGCGTGGCGACCAAGAATGACGTCGCCATCTTGCGCAGCGACCTCATGACCGAACTCGCCAAGCTTAAGCTTGACCTCACCGTCCGCATGGGCGTGATCGCCGCCGCAGCCGTTGGAATCCTCACTAGCGTGAAATACTTCGGCTAACTGACGAAGTGAGATGTGAAATGTATATTCCAACCCATATGATTTTAGCCGCAGTTGGAGCATTCATCTGCGTGCGGATCGCCATGGTGCTGCTGCGCAAGTTCTAATACGGCCATCCATTAGCCGCACCCCGCCCATATATTGCTTGTCGCACCGCTTCACGCAGCGGCGTAAGCGGCATGACGGGCGCTTGCGCTTGCCCGGTTGATATCGCAGAACGTGCGGCGGCAATCGCTCTCTGCTGGGCAGCCTTGTTTACCGCGCCACTCGCGCCGCCATAGGTGCCGCCCGCCATGCCAATGCCCGCCCCAATGGCGGCGTCCTCAAGCGCATGCGTCCATGGCGAATGTGGATCGCCGGTCACTGCCCCGAGGGCGCCGCCGCCCGCCGCTCCAATTGCGGGCGCGATGACGTAATGCTTCATCCACCAAGGGATATAGCCGCCTTTTTCTGATGTCCCCGCAATTGCGTCGAACGCACCATAAGGCGTTGAGCCAGGCTGTGCGTATACCTGGCCTGGTTTCGACAACAGATACTGTCTCGCCTGGGAGCCGACGTCGGGGCCGCCAGTCACCTGCGACTTCGTAACCATGTCATTAAGTCGTTCGATGTCGTTTGCACGACCGTGGAAAACATCGCCGGCGTCTCGGGCCGCTGCAGCAGCGCCAGGCGCAAAGCCAGTGCCTCCTAATGTTCCCGCCGGCATCAAAGACATCCCTTGGCCAGGCGTGAGGTTGCGCCCGTAGGGGTCTGCCTGCATTACGCTTTCAAGCGCGCTTTTGAATTGCGGAGCATATTGTCTATCGACATCGCCGCCGGTTTTCGCGAGGCCACCAAATAGCTTTTGATATTTCTGGATGTCGGACCCGGTAGTGAGGTTCGTGTCGGCCAGTTTGTTGACCTTGGCCATGGTCGATGCAGCGAGGTCTTGTTCAGATTTGGTCATCGTATTCGTGACAGCATCAAGTGCGGGCTTCACTTGGCTGGGCCCGTGAAAAACCATTGCATCAAGAGGCGCGTATTCCTGACTCGCACGGGCCCGTAGCGCATCCTCAGACAGCGCCGGCGCCAATGCCCCACCTCTACCGACAACGCCGCCAGGTACGCCGCCCAACGCCCCAAGACCGCCGCCGACGAGCATTCCTTGATTCGGGTCTTCGTCATGGCCGGCAGCGCCAATCATGCCAGCACCTGCCCCCTCGATGCCGCTGCCAAGCACTCCCCCCGCCCATTTGCCGATCATCGGGGCTGCAGCTTCACCCAAGCCTTTGGCAATGCCGAGCTCGCCAGGCCCCATGGCGTACATCGCGCCTTGGACGATCGGAGCCATAGCCCCGAGCCGGCCAGAGGCCGCAGCCGTCTTGGCGCGTTCCTGCTCCAAGGGGTTGCCGGTCAGATAGGCTTGCAGCCGATCGCCTTGACCGAACGTCGCCGCATCGACCGCCGTCCGTGAATAGTCTTGCGCCGCCTGGTCCGCGCCCTGAAAAGGCTTCGCTAGGTGCGCCATGAGATATTCGCCCCATGAGGTGTTGGCGGGCTTGTTCCAAAATGCCGTCGTGCCGAGGTCATCATTCGGGCTCGCGGACGATGCGGCCGGTGCTGACGATACCGGCGACGGAGCGGAGGGCTGATCAAGCGGCTGCGCGCCGCGCCACCCCGATTGCGGCGCTGTCTGGGTCTTGACCTGCGACCGCTGGGTGTTATCGAGGGGAATTGCGTCTTGCCAGGGCATGGTCAGGGCTTCTTGTGCGGTCTGCCGTCCGGTGCGATGAACACCTTTCCGGACGGTAGCGCGTCATAGGCCTTGTTCGCGTCGTCGTCGTTCATCTTGCTAAAGTCGGGGATGTCGCGCTTGGGGCCGCCAAATACGTCAGCGTTGGGCGCGACGTATTTGGCGTAGTCCTCATCCGATAGCCTCGGATCGTCGCCCTTCTGCGCTGCGCCGAACAGATTGCCCCGATGCTGGGCCAGCTGATCGCGGTATTTCTGCACGCCCTTGAAGAAGTCTTCGGGGTCCTGATTGAGCTGTCCCATCGTGCTTTGCGAGGGCGCGTCCTGGGTGAGCTCCTGCTGGGTGATGCGGCCGGCGCCCTTGAAGTCCTGCGTGCCGGCGGAGAACTGGGTCGCCATGATCTGCTTATAGAGCGCCCACGCCGCTTTGCCCTTGGCGTCCATTGACGCCACCGGCCGCATCGAGCCGCCCGTGCCGAGAAATTCCTTGGCGCCCTCCTGCATCTCGGGCGTCATGAACTGGTCGACGAGGCCAATCCCCTTGTCGTAATTCCCGAGCGCCGGGGCGAAATTGTGCTGGTCGGCGACCAAGTCGTCCGCCTTCGTCTTTGCCGTGGTGACGGCTTGCCCGGTATTCGCTGCATTCCAGGCGTTGAAAGACGATGGGTCGCCCGGGGTCCAAGGGATCGGCTTGCCCTGTGCGATCAACGCCTTTTCCGCGCGCTGTTGGGCCATCCAAGCCGGGCCGCCCCCAACGCCGGCTTGCGCCTCGGCGATCTTGGTCATGAACGACGGGTCGGCCATGGCGAGCGGTGCGTAGCTTTCGTCAATGCCTGCCGCCTTCAACATACCGGGCACGCTCTGCCGATAAGCCTGAAGGGCCTGGTTCTGCTGCTGGTACTGCTGCAGCTGCACGAGGTTTTGGAACAGCGAGCCCGCGTCTTCGCCGCCGCCACTCATCGCCTTCATGATGATGTCCGGCCGGCGCCCCGGATAGGCCGACGCGGCCAATAGCCCGAGGCCGCTGTTGAACTGCTGCCTGGCCTGGTCGCGCTGTTGCAACGCCAAATACATTTGCGCCAGATCGGGTGGGCTTTGGTAGACCTGCGGCTGCGGCGGCGCTTGGGGCGGTGACGGCCCTCCAGAGGGGCTAGGAGGGCCGCCAGGCCCCGCCGGGCCTGCGGGAGGGCCGTTCTGCCCGGCGAGGGGTTGAGGGCCTTGTGGCGAGCCTGCCTGACCCGGTCCTTGTCCAAGCGCGGCGGCAAGCTGCTGTGATGGATCCGGATGACCCATCATCGTCTGAAGCGCGTCGAACAGGCCGGCCATGACCTACCCCCTTCCCTGGATTGCGCCCAAGGCCGACAGAAAGTTCTGGTTCTTCCCTGGCCTGCCCTGAGCCTGCCCAAGGAAGGCGTTGTTGACCCCGCCCCCCGGCTGGGAGCTTGGGCCAACTGGCACGTTGGCTCCGGGCGTCGTCACTTTTCCGGGATTGGCCAGCAGCGCCAGGATTTGGGGGTAAGTCAAGCCGCCGGGGGCGGCTGGCGCGGCCTGCTGAGGCGCGGCCTGCCCTCCCTGCCTCTGCAGCTGCTGAATCTGGCCAAGGTTCAGGGCGATCTGCCCCTGCGCACCTCCGCTCATAACGTTGTTGCCGGCTCCGAACCCGCCTTGGTTCAGATTGGAGGGATTGCCTGCGATACCCTGGTTCTGCGACCGGATGTAGTTGATCAGCGCGGCATTGGGATTGGCGGCCGCGGCCTGTCCTCCCGGCGTCGCCAGGTAGGTGTTCTCGAGCTGCGAGACAGCCGGCCCCCATCGACCGAGATTGGAATAGTTGGCCTGTCCTCCCGAACCGGCGCCCGCAGGCATCGAGTTGAGCGTCGTCCCCGGAGTCGACTGTGCTGGAGCCGCCGAAGGCGCCTGTATCTGCTGGCTCGGCCCTCCGCCGATTGGATTGCCCATGGCGTCGGTCGGATAGCCAGCATAGGTGCTCGGCCAGAGCAAAGGCTTGCTGTTGAAGTTGCTGAACTGGTTCAGCCATTGATCCGGAGAGAACAAGGCGTCCGGGTTTTGCGGATCGAACTGGACGTTGCTCAAGTCAGCCATAGCTATCACCTGCCATCTGGTTCATCCACGTCGGGTCGCTGAGCATCTGCAATTGCGACATGAGCGATGTCCCGTAAACGGGTTGGTTTTGCGGACCATAGCCGGCCCACGGGTTTTGCCCCGGCGAAGCCCCGCCCCATGTCATCGGCTGATTGAGCCCAGCCATCCGCTGGGCATAGAGCTGGGGGTTGCCGAGCAACGGCGAGATATTGCGCGCGCCGGGCGCAGGCGGGATGTCAGGCTTGATGTCGGGCGGCTTTTGGTCCTTGTCGTCGTCGGGCAGGCCGAGCGCCTTCTTCAGGTTTCCTGCGAGCTGGCCGATCTGTTGGCCCACGCCGGCGACCGGGGTCGAGTTGATGGTCGTGCCGGGCGTAGCGGGAATCGGCGGCGAATAACCACCTCGCGCAATGATCGAGGGGTCGATCGGGCCGGGGGCCTGCGTGGGGATGGGCGTGTAGGGCCGCGCTTGAGCGCCAGGCGCTGGTAATGGCGGCGGTGCCGGCGTCACAGGGCGCGCTGGGCGAGTTGGAGTCGTGGACCCCGCCGTGCCATAGACCTGTGCCCCGATAGTAACCGGGTTCTTCATCTCGGCAGCCCAGGACGGTGGCCTGCCGCCCGGCATCCCGCCAGGAGCATAGTAGTTCAGCGCGCCCTTAGTCGGATCATCCCCCTTGCCAGAGAAGACGTCGTCGACGATCCCGCCGATCTGGTTGTATCGAGACGAGCCGGGCTGCAGATTCGGGCCGGTGTTGGCTCCCGCCCCCCCAGCAAAGCCAGTAATCTTATTCCAGTCTGAAAACTGTCCAGGAGACAGTACGACCGACCTCGCAGTGTTCCCCCAATTCCCTGCTTCCAGCCGGTTCTTGATGACATTGGCGACGGCGGTCCAGCCGGCCGGGTTGCCTTCCTCGCCCGCAAGCGTGCGAATGACATAGTCGCGGTCGATCGGGGAAAGCGGGCCAGAATCATCAGCCACCAGCTAGCGCTCCCCTCAGTTGCGGCATGCGCAGGCGGCGCGCTCTCATCGGCTTTGGCCCAGCAAGAGGCCCCATGCCGCCCGTGGCGATCGCCGCGAGGTTCGGTCCCGGCATCCGGGGCCCGCCCATTGCAGCAGCAGGAATTGGCGAGGCCATTGCGCCCATCGGGGGCCTTGCGCCAGCGATTGTCGCCAAGTTGGGGCCGGGCATCCGAGGTCCGCCCATTGACATCGCCGAAACAGGGGGGCCCATCGCCGGCCCTGCAAGCGCGCCCATCACTGCCGGGTGAACCGCCATCTTGCCGCCAGAGCCGGGGATCTTCGCCACCGCCGCTGGGCCGAAACGCTTGGCCACGTCCTCAGCCATCGGGCCGACGACCTTCGGATAGCTCTTCGGGTCGCCCTTGTAGCGGTAGGCATGAATGGCGATGCCCGACGGATGGGTGCCGACCTTGGTGATGTCGGTTTTCATGCGACGATCGGAAAAGATGCCCAATGCTCCCGCCGCCGCGCTCGTTCCGCCTGCCGGGGCTGAGAACAGGCTGCCCAGCGTCTGCAGTCCGCCGAGCGCCATGCCCATTGGGTTTGCGGCAGTCTGCGTCTGCGTGGTCGAAGCGCCCTGCGTCCCCTGCTCGTAGGGCGTCATGCCGAGCGCGCTCTGTAGAATCGAGAGCTGCTGGTTAGGATAATTGGCGGCCTGCTGGAATTTCGCCATCTGCGCGTTGATCTGGTTTTGCGCCTGCTGCTGCTCCATCTGGCCGGCGGTCATCTGCTCGGTGAAATTGCGCGCCTGGCTGAGCTGCGCCTGGTTGCCGAGATTGGCGAGGCCGCCGGACGCCGCGATGAGCGAATTGATGTTCGCCTGGTCGGCGGCCTGGTTCGCCATCTGCCCCTGAAGGCCGCGGGTGATGTCGCCGGTCGCCGCCGCCTGCGCCTGGCCGAAATTCGCTTGGTTCAGTTGCGCGGCCATCTGCCCGATGTTCATCGCTCCCTGCGCTTGGGCGACGCCTTGCTGGATGCCCTGCCGACTGCCTCCAAACGCATTGGCTGAGTTGGCCTGATTGGCGAGCTGGTTCTGCTGCAGGGCGTTCTGCTGCTGCATCAGCGGCAGGGTCTTGTTGATAACGTCCTGCACGTAGGGCGAGAGGTAGGGGTTGAGGTTGGTCCCGGCCAAGCTCTGCGGCGTCACCTGGGTCGCTGGCGTTCCGGCCGCCGTGAGATACCCGGCCTGTGCGGCGTTGTATTGGTCCTGGCCGGCGTTGCCCCCAGTCGCCGCCGTGTTCCACGACTGCTGCATCTGAGGGGAGACATCAGCAACCATCTGACCTTGGTACTGCTGCAAGGGCTGCATTGCGACGTTCTGGGCGAACCCGTAGTTTTGTTGGGCCGCCTGATTAATCCACGGCGGGAGTTGCTGCACAGATTGGCTTTGCGTGTTCTGTGTCGTGTCAGCACCGCCCATTGCGCCGCCCATCTCAACAATCCTTCTGATAGACGTAATACCGCGCCTTCACTCGCCAGCCCCGGCGCGCGGCGTCTGGAAGCCAGCCTTTCCGGCCATAGGCGCGGATCACGCCCGCCCCCATCTCGGCAGCGAAATCGAGAATCCGGTCATGCAAGATGCGGAGGTCGTCAAGATCGCCAATCGCGGCAAAAACATCGAGCACCTTGGCGCGCGGGAAGAGCACGATCTGGGTGATGATCCAGCTGTCACCCTCGACGAAGCTCTGCATTCTTCCTTCCGCGATCGCGGTCAGGATGTCGTTGAGCGTATAAAGGCCGGCCATGCGGTCGAGGACCCGCGCGAGCTTCTGGTGATAGACCGCCGAGGTCACGCCATCCTCCTCGTGCTTGCGAGGGCGACCGGGACAGCGACGAGTGTTCCGTCGCTCTTAACCTCGAGCGAGAACACTGCCGGCGTCGTCCCTGCGGGCGCGTCGTTGGCGTGCAGCAGGATCCCTGGCTGAGCCGTCCGCGTGTCGAGCTTGGTCGCTAGGCTGTTCTGCGCCCAGAGAGAGAACGTGCGCAGATGGTTGGTGAGCATCGGCCCCACGTCGGGCATGTGCGGAACAGTAGGAGGCGGCTGGATAGTCGGAGGAGAATGCTTGAGCATCAGCGGTCTCCCCGCGCGACGGCGTCGACCAAATGCTGACCTACCGTGAAAGGCAACACCGGGATCGCGCCGACCTCGATCTTGAGCCGGATGTCGCGGCCTGTGGTGCGGAAGTCGACATAGCCATCGCTGCGCACCGGCTTGGGCGTCGTCTGCAGCTCAGGCGCCCCGGCGCTGCGGCTGTTGCGATAGAACAACGAATATTTCAGGTTTGTGATGTTGCCTTCGATATCGGGCAGCATCTGCTTGACGGTGATGAGCTGCGCGCCCGAGGTGAGGTTCAAGTCGAACGTCTGCGCCCACGGCAAGTCCGCATTGCCATAGACCGCGCCCAGCTCATGCTCGAAAGCGACCGTCCCATCCGCCATGATCGTCTGAGCGGTAAAGGACGCCGTGATCCCAGCAGAACGCGACATCTGCCCCTGCGACCACCATCCCTCTTTGTAATTGTAGATTATGCAGCGGGTATTGTAGGGATGACCGAGCTGCGGGAAGAACCACCAAAACTCATTGAAATTGCCGACGTGAACCGCGCACGCTTGCTCGCGCACGTTGACGAGGTCGATGTCGTCGTCGACCCACGGCCGCACTTTGCAAGCAACCGGAAGGATCGAAGTGCCGTCAAAAGAAAACAGGCCTTGCTGCGACATCCATAGCGCCATCTCCGAGGTCGTGACGACGCTCTCGGGACTCCACGGGGTACAGTTAGCCCCGAGCTCGACGTAGTCGTAGACGTACGGAATTCCGAGAAACTTCGACAAATAGGCTTTATGCGCGGTCCAGAATAGCGTGCCGTTCCTGGTCGCAATCGCCGCCACGATCGGCGACGCCGGCTCGATGTCGAGGAAACCCGCCTGCGAGGTGACGTTGGAGAAATCCCAGGCGTGGAAATTCTCCTGATCGCACCAACCAAACCTCCGCATCGAGCCTTCATCGGCGGTGCCATCGTCGACCATGCCGAAGATGACGACGAACCGTTCCTGCGTGACCACGAATAATCGGCCGTGCGGAGCGACGCCGGTGCCGGTGTCGGCGCTCGTGACCTCGGTCATTGCCGCGGGCGGAACGCCGGTCCCGCCGCCGCCGGGGTCCCACTGCAGGAGTCGCCCGTCGAGGCTGGTCATGGCGAGCAGGACCTGGCCGAAGTTGTCGAGGCTCCAGGCGTTCGGCAGGACGTCGATCGGGATCAGGCTGCTCGCGCGCGGCTCGCTGTAGGCGCCGATCACCAGCAAGTCCGATGCGCCGGAACTGTTGATCGCCGCGTTGGCCTCCAGGACAATCGCGCCGGATGTCGGATCATAGCTCGCCACGACCCCCACCAACGGCGGATCGACGGCCGGGTCGGCGATTGGCCCGATGGTGAGATCGAAGACGCTCATCCCCGGCACTATTGAGCCGAGGTTGGCGGCCACTGTGATGTTGGGCGACGCCGTACTGAAAGCAGCAGCCGCGGCAAGGCGCACGCCGTCGCCATAAAGCCCGTCGCTGTAGCCACCTATCCCAGGCCCGACCGGCGCGATCATGCCGTCGACTGGGGTGATGTCGGTCAGGACGCCGCCGGTGTCGACGTAAATGTTTGTTTCACATAAATATCCAATATAATGTATTCCGTCTAAGCCATACCATCCATGTACAGCCCTGCACCTAGAAGCAAAATTATAAGCATATTGAGCCTGCCCCCCAACTGGCGCCAATTGTCCTTCTACCCATCTCACCAGATTTACTTCGGCCCAGTTTGTCGACCTCATTTTTTTAGTTGCAGTGCTTACGCAGCCTGGGGGTATCTCGAGCGGTCGGAACTGAGTGCTCATTGGAATTTAATCACAAAATTCACGCCGACATAAGGCGGCATGTTTTGATGCGCGCCATCGCCGCCGGTGGTGGCATTAACGATGGTGATGCCTGTCACTTCGTCTTCCGTTTGTGAGATTTGTTCCTGCAGCGTGGAATAGGTTGTTCCGGTTTGCAAAACGACGGCAGAGATAAATTTCGTCTCTTCGTAAGCATGATGATGGCCAGGGTCCGTAATAGTAGGAACGTGCGTGTGCGACGGCATCTCGGCGGTGACGAGGGTGTGCGTCGCCTCGCCGCCTGTCGCGCCCAGGTCGATGACGCCCGCCTTAGCCCCGACCGGGAATATGCCGCGCAAATCGGGCACCGCATTCGATAGACCAACCGTGCCGCCGTACCTGTTGGCGAGGACCGGCGCGAGAAGCGGGATGTCCGAGTTCGCATAGACCGTTCCGTCGCAAAGTTTCCAGTTAGGAGGCGGCGTCGCACCCGCGAACATCTTGATGTCGCCGACGCTGGTGTCGCCCACCAAAGATTGGGCGTTCGTCGTGAACAGCTGGCTGTCGATCAGGTCGAGGTCGGCGTTGACCTTCACGCCCCACGTCGTCGGCGAGCCGCTAATCTCGGGCTTAACCCAGTGGTAATGCGACGTGATCGTATCAGCGCACATTTTATGTTATATACATGGATGTTATTCCATGCTCCTAGCAGTGTGTCACAAGACCGTTTTCCACCTTAAACGAACTAGTCGGCATTCCGGTGCATTCCAGAGAAGTCAAACCCGAACCCGTGTACGGGGAGGCCGCATCGGCAGGCAGACTATAAATCGGGCCATACCATACATGATGTATTAAATAACCAGGCTGATCCCCAATCATGACATCATTCTGGAAATAGCAGGATCCTCGTCCTCTCCTTGCAACATCTCCCCATTATATGTGCTCCCGATAGTTGATAATTCGGCCAGATCAGCGACGGCGTTATGGTCATATTGGTTATATACTGATGAACTTCCGCCAGAATTGTTACCAACCGCCAAGCGCCCTACTAAATTATGCGTATACAAATTGTTAGAGGTGAGGCTATGACCGCACCCGGTTTGGGGATAAGTATTTGTTTGAGCACACGCCATGTTAAGGCCCACTCCGAAGCCGTCGACATAATTGCCGTAACTGGTGAGTTGCGTAGCGGCCCCAATGCCCGACGGCAATATCCACATTTTCCCCGACCCGGCCGAGTGCGCAACCCGCGCCGAAACCGTTCCGTAAGTGTTTGTAACTGCTGTGATAACGGCTTGCCGCGTCGGTAAATTGCCATATATCTTCGCCGCCACCGTCCCGAATGGGAAGGCGTCGCTCCAGATCAGATCTTGCGGCGAGATTACACGGGGGCCGCCGCTCACATGGATCACCGCAGGCGTGTCGTAAGTGTAGACCGTCGTACCCGGCGCAAGCCCCCCAACATCGGTCACCCCGTAAGTTCCGTTCCCTCCTGTCCCGGTTTGGAAATTGTAGATAATTCCGTAGCTTACCTCGCCATTGAGAAACGCCAACGGCGTACCGGACGGAGCGCCGGAATTGGCGCCGCCGAAATAAAGAGACTGCCCCACAAACGACCCTGTTGCCGCGTTGGACATTGGAACGTTGAACCCACCAGCGTTGTAAGGTTCTTGCGACACTGGACCGCTGATAGTCGTATTTGGCGGGATATTGGGCCCAGTGACGGGTTCTCCGATCCAAAGCGAATAGGGGGCGTTATAGGGAGTGTATACGCCAACAACGTTGGAACCGCTTGTAACAGTGGAACCGGCGCTCCCGGTCTGTCCTGCCGGCGGATCAAGCGCGAGAGTAGTTCCGGAACAACTGCTCACCGTCGTCGCGGGAGGAAACAGATCGTTTCCGCCGCCTATGGTTCCGACGACATACATTCCGCCGATGATCCCGGCGCAGGAAGCCACCGGAATGCCGGTGTACTGCCCCACCGTCAGCGCCGCTGTCGTGGTCGTCGATACGGGCGTCGTCCCCGATGTCGCCCATAAAAGCTGCTGTCCTACATCTATTCCGCCCGGCCCGCTCGTGACATTTAGAACATAACCATTAGCGCCGTGAGTTACGCCGTCCCACCACTCAGCCGTGAACGGCCCGCGTATATGCCCCGTCAACGACGTGGTGACGTTGTACATCTGCGAACCGTAGGGATAAGCCGTGTTCGGCCCAGGTAGTAGATACTGCGTGTATCCCAGCCCCAACCGTGTAGGATTTGAAAGCGTTAACGTTCCGCCGGTCGTGGGGCAATTATTGCCGACCTGGCCGGTGCAACTTACTACCGTTGTCCCAGGCGGAACCAATGGCGGGCCGCTCTGCACTTCTGCCGTAATGCTTTCCGATGCAATCGTCCCTGCAACAGCCTGCGAAGTAAAGATAGGCGTGGCTATCGACGGGTAGATTTCATAGGTGCCTTCATGGCCAGTTCCGGTATAGGTCGCGTTTTCCGCGTGCGTTGACTTGATATAGGTTCCATACGGGATACCAGTTCCCTTCAGCAGCTGCCCGACCGCAATACCTGGATCGGTCGTTGATGTTCCATAGCTGAATGCGCTAACAGTAAGAACATTGCCCGTAATAGAACCCGTAAAATACCAAACACCATCGCTATTAAAAATGGCGACACTATCACCTACGGCAGGTCGCGGCGTTGGGTTTAATGCTCCATTCTGGATAGACGCTGGAGGCCCTAT